CATGAAGATATCACCTTTCTTAATGTGTAGACGCCTTAAGAATAGGTCTTCATGGCCTGTTTGTTTAATCTTAGGCAGAGGATTGGTCTGCTTTAGCAGGTGTTGCAGTTAGAGTGTAAATCCGGCGAAAAAATTCAATACATCAAATTGCGGATACGAACTGGACAAGGCTAGTGGCTGTCTTAACGCCCTGAAAGACGAGCTTGACACGCTGTATCAGTCTGTTTCCCCCTTCAACAAAAAGAGTACGCCGGAAAATGCCTTTTCATTGGCAATGGAAACAAACCGCCAATGGGAAACACTGATTTCTCTTGTCGAAACGGCAAACGACATTGTTGATGAACAGATCGATGAACTGGACCGTGCGCCGGAATCGGGTGATCACAATGACATTAAGCACGCTTGATTGGGCACTGGCTTACCAAAAGAATGGGTTCGCTGTGTATCCGCTGGTACCCGGCGACCGGATCCCGTTGAAAGGATCACACGGATATAAGGACGCCACGAGAGACCCAGAGCGGGCCAAAGAATGGTGGGGCCAGCACCCTGCCTATAATATCGGCCTTTCATTGGTCGATAGGGGCATTCTGGTGCTTGATATTGACCGCGGGCATGCAAGCGGCAGTGATGGTGTGGCTACGATTGCCGAACAGTATGAAAAGGGCATGGAGCGCCTGCCGGACGACACATATATTGAGCACACGCCGCGTGGTGGTTTGCATTACTTCCTATCATATCCCAAGGATCTGCATATCACGGCTAACACAAATCTTTTTGCCAGCAATGGAGAAGACACGGGAGTAGATTACAACGCGCTAGGTGTACCCGTATCGCCAAGTCAACGGTCTGGTGGGCAATATAAGCCGGTTGAGGGCCGCAAGCTGGCCGGAATCCGTGCCGCACCCAATTGGGTGTTGGCAGCCATTCAATCACAGAACCGTCCGAACGTCAATTTCGGCGCATTTGGACGACGCAAGACATGGGCCGGAAAACTGCTTGATGAAATGGTGATCGGGGCCGAGAGCGGTCAGCGAAACAGTTATCTGACAAAAGTAGCCGGCAAAATGTTCTATACGGGTGCTGATCCCAAGACCGTGTACAACCTGCTGTTGGCAGCTAACGAGTTCATGGATGAGCCGCTGCCAGACCGGGAGGTAAACACCATATTCAAGTCAGTACTGAAACGAGAGGAGACAAAATATGCCCGCTAAAGATTTACCTGAAGATGTTAAAGAGAAGTCAAAAGTTGTTTCTATGCTGGCTGCCCATGAATTAGCTGGTTGGGAAAGCGGGTTGATCCTAAACAAAGATGGCTGGCCTAAGGCAAATTCAGTAGTTAATGCCCAGCTGTATATCGCCCACGACCCAGACTTGCAAAACGTGTTCTCGTACGATGATTTTGCCGACCGGGTCGTAAAAGCAAAACCAGTCCCGAAGCTACACATGGCTGCGGGGTACTTGTCCGACGATGACACGGCCTTAGTACGTGCACACATGGAGAAAACTAACCACTTGCTTTTTAGCAAAGACAACATTAATGATGCCATTGTAGTGGCTGCAAAAGCCAATGCGTACAATCCGGTTAAAAATCGTATTGAGTCACAGCATTGGGACGGAAAGCCACGAGCAGAACGGTACTTTATTGACTACCTTGGCGCTGAAGATACCACTTATACCCGGGCAATTACCCGTAAGTGGTTATCTGGGGCCGTTGCACGAGTGTACCAGCCTGGCTGCAAGTTTGAAATCGTGCCAATCCTAGAAGGAAAGCAAGGAATTGGCAAGAGCACCGCAGCTTATGACCTATTCCCGGATAAGTTCAACGACAGCATGCAGTCATTAGGCAATGGTAAAGATGACTATCAGCTATTGAGCGGCAGCTGGATACTGGAAATTGCAGAGCTGTCTGCGCTAAAGAAGACTGAAATTGACCGAGTAAAGAACTTCATTTCAGCCAGGTTTGACAATTACCGGGCAAGTTATGGACGTAACAGTGCCCCGCACCCCCGCAAGTGTGTGTTCATTGGGACGACTAACCAGCAAGACTATTTGAAGGACGCAACTGGTGAGCGGCGTTTCTTCCCTATCAAGTGTGGTGTGCAGGAACCTACAAAGAACGTATGGAAGCCGGATCCCAATGACATTTTGCAGATTCTGGCCGAGGTCAAAACATGGGTAGATCATGGAGAAGAAATCTTTCTGGACAAAACGATGATGGCGACCGCCAAAAGTTACCAGGAAGACGCTGCTACAACCGATCCCATGAAAGAAGCCATTGATGACTATCTGGCCATGAAAGTCCCCGGCAATTGGGCTGATCTTAGCAATTCAGCAAAGCACAGCTATTTTCAGTCTATGGAAGACCATGCCAAACCAGGGGATTGGCTTACAGGCCAGGCAGACATGACCCACTTAGAGCCTATTCGCAAAACCACGTCCAGAGAAATACTAGCTGTGGTATTTGATAGAACCACGGACAGATACTTGTCTGGCCGAACAAACTCAGATGCCAAGAAAATCAGGTTGATCATGGACAATATGCCTGACTGGAAAGTCAACCTGAATGTTGTCGTCAATGGTCGGAGAGCACGAGGATACGAAAGAAAATAAACAGATGTTTTATATATTAACGTGTGTACCGTGTGTATAGTGTGTAATCCCTTGTCTGGCAACAGATTATAAAAAGCCAATAGTGTGTACTACCCGTGTAGTAGGTGTGTACCAAATAATTTACACGCGTCGCCTACACACGCATGTCACACGTTAGGCATGCCAGAAACCCTGTCAAATCAACATTCTACACGTCTACACACGATACACGCCTAAAACACAACAAACACTTGCTTAGGAAATGAAATCGAGATTGGAGCGATCAAATTGAAGAAGTATGCAGTATCCCGCCTGAACAAGGTGGCTGAAATCGGCAAGACAGTTAACCGCAGGACTGGTGCCGGTATTAACGTTTCTACGTTTGAACCCACTGGCACGCTGTTCTATGGCTCATATAACCGCACAGTGACGCAAACTTATCAGATTACTGGTACAGATGTAGAAGACACCATAGCCATTGTTGTGCGGCACACAGACGCCCTTAACGACAGCATACTGGTGAGATTGGCTGGCACTGTATATGATATCCAGTCAATCGCCTATGACGATGATATTCACGGGTTCGATGTCGTCACACTCAAGAAGCAGGTGCAGCGTCGGTGATCATGAAACTATGTGACCATGCAGGTTGCCATGAGCTGGTGCCGTTCAATCAACGGTACTGTGCCAAGCATGCAGCCGACTACAAGGCCAGAGCAGCGCCAGGCAACGCTGCATCATATCAGCATCGTAAAGAAATCAGCGGCAAACTGCAGCAATTCTATAAGTCGAAAGCCTGGGAGCACCTGTCATATGACTACAGACTGAAACACCCGATATGCGAGTGGTGTCAGAAGAAGGGATTGTTTGTTCCAGTTGAAGTGGTAGATCATTGCGTCCCGATACGCGTGGACTGGAATCGCAGACTGGACGAGAGCAACCTTCAATCACTGTGCAACTCATGTCACTGGCAAAAATCGCAAGAAGACAAGAAAAGATACCATTTGCCAAAACTAGGTACCCCACCTGAATAACCGGGGCCCAGTTCAAAATCGACGGGGAGCAAGACGCCAGCTTTGGATTTTGAAAAAATCTCGTGTCAACGGATAATTTCGTGCAAAATGCACCTAAAATGTGTTATACTAATCATTGGATAATTGTATCGAATTAAACGAAAGGACTTGGCGAGATGCCTAGCAAAATTAAAAACATCGATGATATTCGCGGGCATTTGTCGCCCCGTAAGATTGCTAAACGGGCCAGCGAGCAGCAGGCCATGTTTGATTTCAAAGAGCTTACTGCCCAGCCCCCCGAGTGGCTTGATGATCTTGCGGTGAGCGAGTGGCAACGTATCGTGCCTTTGCTGAAAGCCGACGTGCCCATCAGCGAATTGGACGTGGCCATGCTGGCCAGTTACTGCCAGACATATAGTGACATTCAAAAAGCAGCTAAGCACATTCAAGATGAAGGTCCGGTCGTTGAAGCAGTGTCTGGTTCGATCAAGGTCAACCCGTATATGAACGTGAAGCGGAACGCCACTCAGGATCTGATGAAGCTGGCCGATGCTTTGGGCTTATCAGTATATGGCCGATTGAAGATGCAGATCAAAGGCGACGTCAAGACGCCGGATGATCCGTTTGCCAAGCTGATGAAGAATGGGTGAAGTATGTTGATGATGTGTTAGCAGGCAACATTGTTGCTGGCAGAAAAATCAAGCAAGCATGCCGCCGTTTCAACAAGGACATTAAAGCCAGCAAGAAAGATTCGTTCCCCTACTATTTCGACGAGGACCATGCCCGCCGCGCAATTGAGTTTGTAGAGCTGATGCCGGCAAAAGATGGCAGCAAGCTCATCCTGGAACCATTTCAGAAGTGGATCCTGTCCGAACTGTTTGGTTGGCGCGATAAGCAGACTGGCAACCGGCGCTACACGCAAGCATACATTTCAATGGCCCGCAAGAATGGTAAGAGCTTCTTGATGGCTGCCATCGGGGCCCTATATCTGCTCATGGAAAACAAACCGGCCCGCAGTCGTGAAATTGTGTTTACCGCAAACACGGCCAAGCAGGCTCACATGGCGTATGACATGATGGCCAGCGGACTGCGCCAGGTATGCAATGTGTCGCCCTCACTGCGGCAGCGTCTGAAGATCAATCGAGACGAGATCCGCGACTTGGGCACAGACAGCAAAGCCGTTCCCTTAGCCAGTGATCTGCATGGGCTGGACGGGTACCAAAGCGACTTAGCCGTAATTGATGAATATGCCTTAGCCCGCAGCGATCAAATTTACAACGTACTGAAGTCCGGCCAGATCAATAGCGACAATAGTTTACTGGCAGTCATTTCAACTACTGGGCCGAGCCTGAACGGTCCCATGTTCAAAGAATACAAATTTATTAGCAAAGTCCTTACCGGCCGCGAAAAAGTGGACCGGTATTTTATTGCCGTTTGGGAGCAAGATGTAAAGGACGAAGCCTTTGCGCCAGAGACATGGGAAAAGTCGAACCCGCTGTTAGCTAACGAAGAGCGGGCTAAGACGATGATCCCCAGTCTCCAAGCCGACGTTGATCTGGCCAGCAAGCGAAACATGTTGCGGCCGCTGCTTATCAAGAATTTCAACATGTGGCAATCAGCCCGAGCCGATAGTTATATCAGCTTAGACGACTGGGACAAGGCGAAGACGGCACCCATTGAAACGGTCGGCGCTGATGTGTACATCGGGCTGGATCTGTCTAAGTCGAGCGACCTGACCTCAGTCAGCTGGCTGGTCCCCATGGCGGGATACTCCTATGCTGACAGCCACTCATTTGTGGGAACGAAGTACGGACTGGAAGAAAAAATCAAAAACGACGGGTTTGACTATATCGCTGGAGAACAGCGCGGCGAGTGCAGTATCACCAAACTGGAAAGCGGCATGATCGACTACGACGATGTACTGGCCTACGTATTGGCCATGATCGACAGAAACCAGTGGAATGGGCGGGCCATCTGCTACGATCCCTGGTCCTTCGGGTACCTGCTGCCGGAGTTTGAAAAACGAGATATGCCAATGGTTGAAGTACGCCAAGGCCAGCGCACGCTGTCAATACCGACGGTGCGGTTCCGCGATGACCTGTTCAATGGCAAGCTGAAGCACCCAGACAACCAACTGCTGGCCTATGCGGTTAACAACGCCATTCTGAAATACGATGCCAACAATAACCCCATTATTGATAAGGCGAAGAATGCCACCAAGATCGACCCCGTAGCCGCTCTGATGAATGCCTACACGGTGGCCATGGACAATTTAACTAATGAGAAAGCAGGCAAAGCCGACAATGCATTTTATGCAAGCGACAATTTCAGTTTTTAAGCAGCATATAAATATCCAGACTGTACTGCTGGTAGCAGGCTTAGCACTTGTCGTTGCGGGTGTGTGGTGGCTGCTTGGCGGTCCCACTGGCCTAGTTGCGCTGGGAGTGGTCTGCATTGTGCTGGCCCTGATCCTCAACTACAACAGATCATTTCACGTGAAACATTAAGGAGGTGACAACATGAGTTTTTTCCAAAATGATACTTCCCAGCCTCGCCAAGACGACAACAGCGAACCATTTCTCGATGCCTTGATCAGTATGACCAGCAATGACAGCGGCGTGTATGTGGGCGTTGGTGCCCTGCACAACAGCGACATATTTACGGCTGTGAAAGTTATTGCCAGTGACTTGGCAGCCAACCCTATCGAATACAGTGACAAGAAGCTGACAGTCTTGCTTAATAAGGCACCAAACGACCACATGACGGCCTGGGCGTTCAAGTTTGCCCTGGCCACTAACATGTTACTGGACGGCAATGCCTTTGCCCTAATTGGCCGCAACAACAGTCAGCAAGTGAATGCTTTGGAGTTCGTTCCGAATAGCCAGATGGTGGTGAAACAGGACGATAGCACAGGCGTCGTGGCCTACGAATACACGCCTACAGACGGCCCCACACAGCGTTTGCCAGCCAGTGAGGTATTGCACTTCAAGTGCTTTACCCAGGACGGCTATACGGGGCTATCACCGTTGTACGCCTTGCATGACGAAGTGGCTTTGCAGAAGTCGGGAAACAACTTGCTGAACGGCTTTTTCAAATCTGGCGTGCAAGGAACCGGCCTACTGAAAGTACACAAGTCGGACTTGGATGCGCCGGCCAAGGAAAACATCCGCCAAAAGTTTGAGCAGGCTAACAGCGGAACCAATGCGCTGAAGACCATTATTCTGGACGAGAACATGGATTACAGCCAACTGCAAGTGAATACAGACGTATTGCAGCTGGTCAATTCTAACGACTGGACTACGAAGCAGATCGCTAAGGCGTTTGGTCTGCCACTGGATCGGCTGGGCGTTGAAAGTGAGCACTCCAATGCGATACAGAGCAACCTGATGTATTTGCAGAACACGCTGGTTCAATACTTTTCCAGCTTTACCAGCGAACTGGATGCTAAGCTTTCGACTGGCGATAACCGGTTCGGCTTCAATACTGACAAGCTGTTTTCAGCGGACCCGGCTACCATGCAAAAACTAGCAATTGACGGTTTGCAAGGCGGTCTGCTCACCACCAACGAAGCACGGGATAAGTTAAACCTGCCACCAATCGCTGGTGGTGATGAGATCATGGCCAGTCTGAACTACACGCCACTGAGCAACTTGGTTGCTTATCAGGACGCCAAGAAAGGAAGTACACCACAAAATGAATAACGATGATGTTGAGAAACGGGTCACCCCTGAAGCGGCCCTGGACGCGGCTACGGCAAAGCCAGAGACACCCCCTTGATGGTTCTGCGGATACCGATAGCACAGACGCTGACAGCGCTCCTAAGACGTTATCTGGGTATGCTGTGGTATTCAATACACCCAGCAAGGACTTAGGCGGGTTCGTGGAAGTGATTGATCCCCACGCATTCGACAATGTGGATCTATCAGATGTCTATATGGTATCGAACCATGATTTCAGCCAAGTGCTGGCCAGCACCAAAGCCGGTACTCTGACCTTGAATGTGGATGACAAGGGGTTGCATTTCGATGCGACACTGCCAGACACAACCATTGCCGACGATGCCTATACGAATGTGCAGGCCGGCAACCTATCCGCCATGAGCTTCACGTTTGTTGCTGCGCCAGACGGCGATACTTTTACAAAGGACGACAGCGGGCAGGTGACCCGCACCATTAATCAAGTCAAGAGCCTGTTCGATGTATCGCTGGTGGCCATTCCTGCCTATGACGATACGAGTGTCGAAGCGTCTGACACTACTGTAGCGCAGCGCAGTTACACCAATTGGCTGAAAAAAAACACAGAAAATCCTGAAAAGGGAAAGGAAGCTACTAACATGACCGAAAAAACAATTATTGACCCCGCCAAGACAACCGAATCCCGGGCGTATGAAGATTATATCCGCAGTATGGGCGAGAAACGGGACGGTTTAACGACAACCACTGCCGGCGCAGTCGTACCTAAAGAAGTGATCAATGATGTTTGGGACTTGAAGCAGTCCGACTATGATCTGGCTAAGTATGTCACAGTGAAGCAAGTAGGCACCCCCGTCGGTACTTATCCAATTGCCTTGGTGAACAACGGTACGCTGGCCACCAAAGCCGAGATGGACGACATCGGCGAGGTTGGTGCGACCCTATTCCGTGGTGTGGACTACAAGGTGCAGACCCGTGCGGGCAAGATCTATTTGTCTGATGAACTGGTCGAAGACAGTGAAGTGGATATTGTGGCCGAGGTCAAGAGCCAGTTGAAGAAGCTGGTGCAAAACACTAATAACAGCAATATTGTGGGCCTGATCACGGGCAAGGACGCTAACGGCAACGACAACTTCAAGCATATCGCCGGTACCACTCTGGACGATTTGAAGAGTACCTTCAATGTTGAATTGGATCCGGCACTGTCCCTATCTGTGATCGTCAACCAAGACGCATTCAACTATCTGGACACGCTGAAGGACAGTGAAGGCCGCTATATTTTACAGCCTAATATCACTTCCCCGTCCGGCAAGCAGCTGTTTGGTGCCCCAGTAATCGTCATTTCTAATAAGGTGCTGCCGACTGCCAAGACAGGCACATACCGGATCCTAGTGGGCGACTTTAGTCAAGCAGTTTTCCTGGCCCAAAAGAATGAAGTAGATACCCAGTGGGAACGGTTCGACAGTTACAGCCAGGGGCTGGCCGTGGTCATCCGCAACGACTATGAAGTGGTTGATCCAGACGCGGCTCGAATTGTTGACATTACACCGGTAGCAGCCACGCCAAAAGCATAATTAACCGCATAGAAACAAAGTGAGAGGGGATGGCGATTTGCCACCCCCTTTTTTGAAAGGAATGAGTACATGACAGTAACAACTGATGCAATTAAGAACAGCCTACGGCTTGAATCAGGCACCCAAGATGATGCCCTGATCACTGGTTATATTACGGCTGCCCAAGACTATGTGCGCAATGCTGTGGACAGTACAGCCACCACTGATCAAATGGAGCCATACAGCCAATTTGACATCGCCGTGGCCATGTTGACCGAATTCTGGTATCAGAATCGTGGTGAAGTCGGTACAGCCAGCCAAGAAATTCCCTTTTCGGTGATCAGCATGATCCAGCAGTTGCGTGGGCTGTTCACATCTAATGAATAGTATCAATAATCAATAGCTTATGGTATAATTAAGACAGTCCTAGGCAACAAGCGGGTAGATCCGTTTTAACCGACGCACGGCATAGCTAACCGGTGGCGCATTTTATAGACCGTGGCTCATCGTTACAGAGTGTTTGCAGTTTGTAGCCATAAAAAATAGACAACTTCACTGGCAGATCGTCCTGCTTTGTAAGTTGACTACGTAGTGTGTCGTTTTCATCTGGCGGGCAGCGATGCCCGCTTTTTGTGTGCTGACAGGACGTTTCTGTTGCGCGCCCAGGGAAGAAGACGGGTGAATGACTGTCTGGATCAACTGGCAGCCGATTTTTCCGCCACGAGATTTCCCCATTTCTAGGGAGAAGTTTCACTGTCGAATTTTCGACAGTGAGATGTGCTGAGTTTTCAGCCGATTAAGCTAAGTCAATTATTTTGACCTGGCCGCTTAATTTCAGGTCGTTCAGAACGACCACGAAACAAGCGTACAAAAATAGCCGCCGCGTATTTCACGCAACGGCAACCGGCCCACCCGCAATGATATTTTTGATGTTGTCCCATGTTATCCGCTATGTTATCTGGTGACGCGAATTCATGGAAATCCTTGTTACACGTAAAAATCAGAAACCCCGTCATAGCAGCATATTGGCAACCACTGTGAACCAATGATTGCTAGGTGTTGTATGATAGAAGTATTAACTATCCGAGAAAAGAGTTGTTCATTCATGGCAATTGGCCCAGTACTGAAACAAGCCCGGCAGGATGCCGGCCTCACCCAGGCCCAAGCGGCCCAGGATATTTGTT